TAGGAAGATTTAAATCTGGTGATTTGCAAGAGTTTATATCACCTACAAGACCAAACGTACCTTTTGATCAATTAAAAATACCTAATCCTGCATCTGGCACAACATTAGGTAATATAGACATAACTAATCCAGCTAATGCTTTTTCATTAGGATTAAACCCTACTGACATGGCTATTGCACAGAGAAGAAGAGGCACACAATGAACATAGATGAGCTTAGACAAGAGATACAGAATGACGAGGGACGGGTCAATTCCGTGTATTTAGATCATTTAAATTTGGCTACTGTGGGCATAGGGCATTTGATAAAAGAGTCAGATCCAGAGTATGGATTGCCAGTAGGTACAGTGGTTGATGACGAAAGAGTTAACGAATTATTTGATCAGGACATCAAAGTTACGCTGTCTGAATGCGAACAATTATACGGAAACTTCAACGATTTGCCTGAAGAAGTACAAAAGATTTTGGCAAATATGATGTTCAATCTAGGCAGACCAAGACTCTCCAAATTTAGAAAACTATGC